TCTACCCCTGAGTGGTCAGTTGATTATGACACGGGCCTGACGGTGAAAAACAACACGGGAACCTCTGCCGAGACTTGGAATTTCCTCTCCGGTGGCGGCTTCCAGTGCATCAATGGTGGCATTGGTCTCCACGGAGTTACGCCACCCGCGCAAGCCAGTCACATCGCAGATGTCTCAAGCGGAACCGATGCCGCTTATGAGACCGCGATCAACGCAATCATCGCCGTACTCGAAAACATGGGTGCTACGGCTACCTCATAAACAGTAAACGGAAGATAAAACAACATGGCAGAACTTGTAAACTCAGAAGAAACTACAATCGAAAACCAAATTCACATCACGGGTATTGTTATCGCATGTCCTATCGGTGGTGAGTATTCAGCAACCGTAAACTTCAAAAAAGCAAAAATCGTAGATGGTGACAGGGTTATTGGGTATGAACATTTGTCTCCCGAAGAGGGTAATTCTCAGCTAAACCTAACACAAACCGACATCATTGATTTGTTAGGTGTGGAGACTCTTGAAAATATCAAGGGGTCTCTTCATGATAAGAGGAAGCAAACCATTATCTAAGATATAGTTATGGCAACCCCACAATCCAGACAAGAACTTGTTGACTACTGTTTGAGGAATCTTGGTGAGCCTGTTATTGAGGTTAATCTAGATGATGATCAGATTGATGATCGTGTTGATGAGGCTTTACAATACTATCAGGAGTATCACATGGATTCGGTTGTGCGTAAGTATTTGAAACATCAACTTACTTCAACCGATGTTTCGAATGAGTACATCACTCTACCAGAATCACTTCTCTACGTGACGAGAGTTCTACCTATCAGAGGGATGGGGTCGAGTAGTGGGATTTTCTCAATCGATTATCAGATGCACCTGAACGACTTGAGTCGTTCAAGAACTGGACCGGGGGATCTTGTGAGTTATGAACTTTCCAAGCAGTTCATGTCCATGATTGATATGAAGGTGAATGGCTCAACTGAGCGTGTTAATTTTAGCCGACATATGGACAGACTCACGATTGAGATCGACTGGACGAATCACCTCATTGAGGGAGAGTATGTCATTGTTGAGGGGTATGAGACCATTGATCCAGAGACATACACTGATGTCTATAACGATACATTTTTGAAGGAATATCTGACTGCTCTACTCAAAAGGCAGTGGGGTCGAAATTTGAGTAAGTTTGAGGGTATGCAACTCCCCGGTGGAATCACACTCAACGGTCGCCAGATTCTCGATGAAGCCAACGAAGAGATTCGTCTCATCAAGGAGCAGATGGATAACAACTACGGAAAACCTTTGGGAATTTTCGTCGGATAACTGGGACTTAAATAATGCCTCGTAACATTTACATATCACATGGAACAAGAGAAGAAAAGAGATTGCAGGAAGACCTTCTCATTGAGTCCTTGAAGATTTATGGTGTGGAGACTTTTTATATACCAAGAAAAATAGTCACCAGAGACCTAATACTAAATGAAGTTTTCGAATCTAATTTTGATTCCGCATTTAGGGTTGAGATGTATTTCGCCTCAATCGACTCATATGAGGGTGATGGAGCATTGTTAAGTAAATTTGGTTTGGAAGTAAAGAGCCAAATGAAGTTAGTGATGGCTAGAAGGAGATGGGATGAGTTGGTCGGCAGGTTCAATGTTGGTCACTCAGTGAGACCAGCAGAAGGTGATTTGATCTATGTCCCTATGGTTAAGGGTCTTTTTGAAATTAAATTTGTTGAGGGAGAACTACCATTCTACCAATTACAAAACCTACCACAGTGGCAGATGACTTGTGAGCAGTTTGATTATGATAACCAACTGATCAACACCGGCATCGAGGATATAGACCAGATCGAGAGAGATTATGCTTCTAAGAGAGTTATTCTCACTGACGCATCTGACGTTGATGATTTGGGTTTCTCTATTGGAGAAACGATCACACAAACACTTTCTGGTGGGGCTGTTGTTACGGGAGAGATTTCTGAAATTGAAAATGAGTCATCAGGTGTCAGGTTGGTATTGGTCGGGACTAACACAACTGGTGAATCTGATTGGGCTTTGAGTGATAGTCAAAACAGCAATGTTTTCTCTATTGTAGATTCTCAAGATTCGCAGGGTGGTCATGCTATTATATCAATAACAGATGAAATTCAATCGACTACAGAGCATACCGAATTTGCACAGAATGATTATTTCGAATCTCAGGCCAATGATATTCTAGATTTCTCATTCGATAACCCTTTCGGTGAAGCAAATTGGGTTCAATAGGGATAAATAACCATTATGATTGGTCCTTACTTTTACAATAAGTCGATTAAGAAATCGGTCTCTGTCTTCGGGACTCTTTTCAATAACATTTCTGTAAAGAAGGTCACAACCTCTGGAAAAACAATCTCCTCTCAAAAGGTTCCTCTTTCATACGGGCCGCGTGAAAGGTTCCTTTCGATTTTGGATGCTGAAGATAAAAAGCTGGAGGATCGTAGGGTTGCAATAAAACTACCCAGAATGTCTTTTCAGATTGAAGATCTTTCATATGATTCATCTAGAAAGTTGAATAAGTTAAACAAATGTCTTTCAACATCTTCAACTCAGAACTCTTACAAATCTGTCTATGAGGGAGTGCCTTACAACATCACGATGTCGTTGAATATCTTAGCTAGGACTCAAGATGATGGTCTTCAGATTATTGAACAGATCCTACCTTACTTCACTCCAGACTATACCGTAACTGCAAACAATTTCAATGGCAGCGGTTCTAGTTTAGACATCCCTATAAATCTAGATTCCGTTTCAATACCAGATGAATATGAGGGTGATTTCACATCCGTTCGTGATGTGATAATGTGGACGTTGACATTTACCATGAGAGTTAAATTGACCAGAGGATCAAGCGACCAAGGATTCATCACTGATGTGGACGTTGACCTTTTTGACTACACTAATGGTAAGGACGCGAATGAGTTTTTGGAAGAGATTACTTACGAAGCTGACAGTCAGAATCATCCATCATTATCGGACCAATTCGGGAATCATTTAGATGACACTGATGACGACACTTTCACAAGCTGATGGATTATCAAGGAGAACAGGTTGGAATTTATTCAACACTTCGTCAGACGAATGTGTTGACAGCCGTTTGTAAACAGACAAATCAGATAGCGGCAACTCTGAAAGAATTTTCCGGCGAGTTCCCAGCATATATAAGACAGGAGTCAAATAGCTTCATTCTGTTTGAAGATAACTCCCGAGTTCTGATGGAGAGGGATTGAAGAAGTGGCTGATAATGAAAAACTAAAGTCCTTAATGAAAACAGCAGAGACTCTTAATAAAGGGATGTCTGCTGCGAATGATAGATTGAATTCCCTTTCCAATGACTTCTCTAATGATGTCGAAGAGGATGTCCAGTATGCCAGAGAGAAAATCAAAAGCCTCATAGATAAGGCAGAGCAAGCTCTTGAGATCATGATGATGTTAGCTGAACAATCAGAACATCCAAGAGCCTTTGAGGTTCTTATCCTTATGCTCAAAGAGACTTCCAATATGAGCAAACAGTTGGTTGAGGTTCAGAAGGATCGAAAGGATCTACATGGGGATTCTATGGCTGCGCAAAACCAAACCACAAACAATAACCTGTTTTTCGGTTCAACTACAGAACTCCAAAAGTTCCTCCATAAGGATTCTAAACCCATTGATGTGTGATCCGCGCACGCACGCACGCTCCCCCGCACGCACGCACGGGGTTCATTTTTAATTTGAAATTCATAAATACACTCCGATGGAAGCAAGACGAAGACAATCCAGCGGTGTTGGGTATAATGGAAACAATTCCATCAAGAGGGATGGTGTCGAACAAAGCTTTAGTGAGGAGGAGATCCGAGAGTATCGAAAGTGTATGGCTAGTCCAGAATACTTCGCCACAAAGTATATGAAGGTGATCTCCCTTGAGGAAGGAATCGTCCCGTTCGACCTTTACCCATACCAGAAGAATATGTTCAAGCAGTTCCAAGAGAATCGCTTCAATATTGTTCTTGCTTGCCGTCAGAGTGGAAAATGTGTCCACCCAAATACAAGAATTACAACCCGATTCCTCGATTCTAGTCCGATACCGGTCAAAATTGAGACCCTTTTCGAAATCTTCTCCAGTATAAATAAGCACAGGTTAAAACAAAACAATGCTTGCTTTTATAGAGAACAAATACACGAAAACATACAATTCAATAATCGAGAAGCGAAAGAGGTGTTTAGTCGATGTTGGAGAAACGCATCACATAGT